GTACGAGAGGCGGACCTGCTTGGTGGAACCGGAGTCAACGGTATCAGCGCCAGTGTGCTGGCACTGCTCGATGAGGTACTCGTGACCTTTCTGCGCAAAACGCCTACGCTCCTCAGTGTCAAGGTAGATGTAGTTGGCCCAGACCTTGAAGGTGGAGGTGTCGAGCCACTCATCGAAGTGCGCCGATAAATCGAAATCCAGCCTGACCTCATGATATTGCAATGCAATGAGTGGCAAATAGAGTCCAGGATTCCTGTTGAAAAAGAAGTATAGGGGCAAATAGACAGTCTTGCCGGAAATACCGGAGGTCATCTTACCATAGGTAGCCTTCTTCGAGTCATCGAGGTAAAGCTCGGTGTACAGACGCCACCACTTCTGGTACTGCTTGTCAATCCTTTGTCCGCCAATCGATAATTCGACGTTGTTGATCGCACGCTCGGCGACCCAGCAGGCACCAGCCTCGTCAATACCGGAGGCCTTGACCTTGAGTTCGACGTACATGTCGCCGACGAGATCACCGTTACGGGCGACGGTGACGGACACGCGGCCGGAGTCAGCGGCAGTACCGTTGACGGTCTGCTCGATGTTCTCCATCGCGAAGTTAGTGTGGCGCTTGTATTTAGCCTGGAAGAAAGTTACCTCAGGGTTACCGGTAAGGTAGACATCCTGGGCACCGTAAGCGACGAGTTGCATAAGACCGCCAGCCATTTTGAGAGTTGTTGTACTATAAGCAGAGAAAATAATTTTGGATAAATGCGAAATTTCGCGATCCAGAATTTCTCAGTCTACTACAAATGTCCACACAGCCTGATGAAATTGAAGATGGTGAAATTCTGGATACCGAATCTGAGATTGAAATGGAGACTGACAGTATCATAGATCCTGGTGAGGATGAGGAAATTGATTTACCCGAGCTTCTCGGATCTCTGTTCGCGACCGATGAAGGTGACACTGTTTGCAGTGCTCTCGTCGGGATTTCTAGCCAGATCCAAGTCCAAAATAAAATTTTGGTGAAAATTTTAGCTCAACTTCAATCTCTGAAAACTAATTAAAAGAAAAACCTGTATTATCATTAATATGGAAAATACCCACTTCATCGATAAGGAACCCAATAAGTATGAAGCTTTGGCAGAGCTTCATAATCAGCAAATTCGGTCGATGAATGAGGATCAGGGTACACGCCTCTTGTCAAATTTAGAGAATGCGTGGGGACTCCATGAAAAGGACTTTCTTAGTCACCAGATGTTGGGATACAACCAGTACATCTCAATTAATTGCTTCAATGAATATGGAGCTGTATCAATCAATGATATAGATTTGGTAGCTATTAAGACTATCAGAAAAAAGAACCTTGACTTCGCTATTGAGTTAAGGAATCATATGAACAAGTTGAAGAGGGAGAAGATGAAAAATGGTGATACAAATGATGACGATAGTCTATCTGATGATTTGGGTCTTAGTCTAGATAAGCGTATTGCTAATGTTGTTCTACACATTGAGGATGGATATGAAAATATCCGACGTCACTACATGTCATACGAAAGGGTCAGTACTCCAACTGTTCAGCCCCAGTTTCCAAAGTTTTCAGATCCTTCTGCGATGGATGATGAGGAGATTGAAAATGTTTCACCGTATCAGAAATGTCTCCTATATACTTTAGAAGAAACGTATAAATGTGGATACCGTAGATACAAGGGGCATTGCTGTGAAGAAATTAAGACTATTGAAGGGTATCGAACTAGAGCTTGGAATCCAATTTTCCCTATAGATAAGTTCGTCTATTCAATTGCTCAAAAAGATTCATCATTTACAAACTGGAAAAACTTTACAAGTAAGGGAAGTATTTTCCGTGAAGTTATTGACCATGTTTCCAAATGTAAAGATCAGCAGTTTCCTGAAATAAGCAAGAGAAGGCATGTATGGTCGTTCAAAAATGGTCTCTTTGTTGGAAAGGAGTGGATTCCGGATCGTGGTGTATATGAATGTCGCTTCTACCCCTATGAGAGTTCGGACTTTGCATGTCTAGATCCAACTATTGTTTCTTGTAAGTACTTTGATCAACAGTTTGATGATTTCTCACACTTGGAGAGGTGGCAGGATATCCCAACCCCAAACTTTGACAAGGTTCTAAAGTATCAGAAGCTGGAAGATGAAGTATGTAACTGGGCATATGTGATGGGTGGACGTCTCTGTTATGACATCGGCGAGTTAGATTCTTGGCAAATTATCCCTTTCTTCAAGGGTATCGCCAGATCTGGTAAGTCTACGCTAATTACCAAGGTTTTCAAGAAGTTCTATGAAAGTGAGGATGTTGGTGTCCTAGCAAATAACATTGAAAAGAAGTTCGGTCTCTCTGCTATCAAGGATAACTTCATGTTCATTGCACCAGAGATTAAGGCTGATCTTGGTCTTGAACAAGCAGAATTTCAGTCCATCGTTTCAGGAGAAGATGTATCTATTGCTGTGAAGAATAAGACTGCTGTTTCTATTGAGTGGAATGTACCCGGAGTGCTGGGTGGTAACGAGGTTCCAAACTGGAAAGATAATTCTGGCTCTATCCTACGCCGCATCCTTCCCTGGAACTTTACTAAGCAGGTTAGGGAAGCTGATCCCCAGCTAGATGAGAAGCTTAACAGGGAGTTACCAATCATCCTTCTCAAGTGTGTCCGCGGGTACCTTGATTATTCTAACAAATACAGGGATAGAGATATTTGGAACGTTGTTCCGAAGTACTTTGAAATCATCAAGAAGCAAGTCGCGATGGTTGCGAGTACTCTTACAAACTTCCTTGAGTCTACATCTATCAAGTTTGGTGAAGAATTGTGCGTTCCTCAGACCATATTCGTACAGATGTTCAACCAGCATTGTTCTGCAAACAACCTCGGTAAACCCAAGTTTAACCAAGATTTCTACGTAGGACCATTCAGCTCTAGGGATATTGAAGTCCGAGAAGAGGTTGTTAAATACAAGGGAAGGACGTACCCTAAACAACCGGTTATTTTCGGCCTTGATGTGATTGAGGAAAGTATCGGGTTCACAGAGGATTATTAAAAAAAATAGTGACCAATAGTAATATGAGCCAGTCGGTTCAAGAATTTGTTCGTCGTTCTGGCGTGGAACTTCAAAGTCCCAATTCTGCGTCAAATTCGAATGACAATTTCGCTCGGCAACTAGAGCGAGATGTTGCTATGATCCAAGAACGAAAAGCTCGTGAAAATAGGATAGCACAAGGTCAACAGTTCTTCCGTAGTCCTACACGACCACTTCCTAGACAGGCACGGATTCCCCCTACACTTCAAAAGAATCTTGTAAATAACAAGACATATGGTCGTTTTAAACAGTTTGAGAACTCTCCATTAGCCAACGAATTTGATGACGTCATCTTAAATTCTAATAACGAAAAAATGATTGAAAACCTATTAGCTGAACAGGGAATGATGAACAATAATGAACCTGAAATTAACACTAACCTTCTAGCCAATAATAATTTCGCAAAGGGATTTGGTAATAACCTAAACTATGTTGCCCCTCCACCACCAACTGAACTTCAAGTGAGTAAACTAAATACAGGTATGTATAATGCGATGATTAATAAAGACTTTGGACAGAAGAATGTTCGCATGGAACTTAAACCCCTACTCTCAAAAACACCAGTTGGTAGAACACCGATTGGTGAAGGTCTTTATGTAGACACGACCAAGATTGTTGGCTACTATGGTCAAATGCAAACTGGGCTTGAGCATACAAGGGAATTGGGACTAAAAGGTAATTCTTCCAAGGTTATCAACAAGGTTCAGTTTAAATTTACTATTACTAACGATGTTGAAACAAAGGGAGGAACCCTAGACTTCTACAGAAATGGTAAGATACGCTTCTCAGCTGGTTTCGTTGGTTCTAATATCGCCAATCAAGCTGAACTTTTACGTCGTTTCATGGTCAACACTTATACTGAAAAACAACCCTTCCTTTACGGTCCATTTGAATATAACAATTTGAGCGCCAAATTTAGGATCAATGGTGTATTTAGAAATATGGGGAGTATTGCTCTCAATTACAAGCAGTATGGGATGAGTAACGCGAGTTATGAACCCGAACTTACCCCATTCCTTTATATTGATACATTTGATTACAAGTTTGTACTTACTAGGAATGGAAACGTCCAAATTTTAGGAACCAAAGATCCAAAAACTCTTCAAAGTGCTTACGAGTTCGGAACAAGATTCGTTAAACAACTCGATAGAAATGGTGAAATTGAAGTCACGGGTGAGTTCAGTGAAGGTCTCAAAAAGACAACCAAAGCCAAGCCCAAAGCCAAGCCCAAGCCTAAGGAAAAGCCCAAAGCCAAGCCTAAGGCCAAGGCGAGCCCCAACAAACTAACCAAAAATCAACTCAATGCTGTTAATGTTGATATGGCTGCGTGCAAACGTATGAGTAGAGGTGAACTCGTAGAATTGGCTAAAAAGTTAGGTATCGTCCAGTTTAGGGTAAAGACATCGGATGGCACTAGACAAATGAAAAAGGATGAAATCTGTGAAAAGATCAAAGCCAAGAAGGGTGTTAGAACTGTCACCTACAAAAATACAACCACGGGTAAGAATATAAATCTTAAAAGAGGTGCCAATGGAAGATTCAAGATTGGTCGTGGAAGTTGTATGGGTAAAAAGGTAAAGGAACTCAAAGATATCGCTAAGCTTCTAAAGATCGAACTAACTGGTAAGGAAAAGAAAGCTGATCTGTGTAAGTTGATCGAAAAGGCTAGAAACAACATTGCTAATAAACCTATACGAAAACCACTTTCCCCTAGGGCTCTAAAGCAAAAGGCTACAAATAATAAGAGAGCCGCTAAGGAGGTTGAGAAGAACATGAACCGGGCACTTAAAACAAATAATGTTGAAATGAAGAGAAGGCTCAATGAAAACTCTATCCGAAACGATCTCAATAAACTGTATGGAAAGATGTGGATGAAGAGATACAAACCCAACCTTAATGGAGATGTGAAAACTATTCAGAATAGGATTCGTAACATAAATAAAACCAATAAACTGGGTCTACCCTTCAAACGTGATATAGATAACATCAAAAAGAGACTTGTCGCACAATGGAAGAGGGAGCGTATCCGTGATATGGAAAAGAAACTTGTCAATATTAACGGAGTCAAGAACAATATGAGGAATAGGTACCGCCTCGCAGCTGTTAACTACATCATGAACCTCAAGAATCAGAAAAAGTCTATAACGGCTAGTAAATTGGCTCAATTCAAGAAAAATTGGTTAAAGCGTATAGCTAATATTACTAATAATGGCCGTCCGAGAGGAATTAACCGAGCGGTTAAAGCTCGGGTTGAGACGTTATAATCACGGTGTGAGGGTGGACGACGACACAAGGACATGGGGTACTCCAAAAGATTCGTGGATGGAAATGGCCAAGGAAGAACTTTTAGACGCTATCATTTACACTGTAGCAGATTACATTAGAAATGTTAGGAGTGAGGGAGAACGCGCGCCCCTCAGTTTTCGTAAAAATGATGAGCCTGATGATAACAAACTAATCATGTCTATAGTTGATGACTGGGAATATGTTGAAAGTCCACAACATAAAATGATGTTATGGAATCTCTTCAAGATGTTGAACAGTGATATTTTTAGGGATTAGGTAATTGCTCCACTACTTGATTACATGTATTAAATGCGGTGAAACACATCAAAGCGATTGAAAACTGAAAAATAGCCTGTTCCCACATTCTAAGAACACAAAATGGTACTATCATAAGTCCTGCACACGTACCATGAAACACTATAAATCCTATCGATGCTGAATGTTCAGTATGTAGAGCACCCGTCGTAGATACTATCAACACAAAATTGATAATATCTATTGTTCTCGTGTAAAGAGCCAAATTTACACCAGACCCAAGTACGAATATATACGCTAGAGCACGCGCAACGGGGTGATATTCTAATAATAATCTGAAACGTGGTCGTACTCTTATAATTTCCGGTGGAGGTTCCGGAGGTTCCGGTGGTGGGATTTCTTGGTTGAACGCTATCGCCACCGAACCATCAGGTTTTTCAACAACCATGTGTCTGACTTCATCCATAGATTTTAGGGGCATTTAATCTTTAGATTAATACTTTTTTTAGGTTCTGCTATTTGCTTTAAGTGTATCGTGTGGTACGAGAAGTTATATTTTGGGAACGCTTCTTTTATTTTATTAGAAAGTACTGTAGCTGGGACTATTTGTGGTATACCTAGACACACTGAATCTTTTTCATATTGGAGAAAACGATCCTCCATATATACAAATTTATCTAACTCTTCCTTGGTCATACCATCCTTGTGCATCAATACATAAGTATCTTTAGATATACCATTACTTATGTAGAAGAATTCCGATATATCAACTTCATCAGATATTTTACGTTTTTCAAAAAGAAAAAATAAAAGGACAATAGCTATGACCAAGTATAGCATGTTACTACTACATTAGATTAATTTTGAGAGATCATTGACTTTGTGGAGAATATTGAATAGATCATTGTATGAACCCACATCACTGGGTTTAACGATTTCAAGCTCAATCTGATATGATGAGGCATCCTCGGAGTCCATATCAACACTGTCACCAGAAGATACTGTCATGTCAATGCTTAGGTTCTTACGAATGAAGGAGTGGCGAAGTTTGGATCTTTTACGATCCATATCATATTGTCCATGGGTAGGGATTTCCCTAGAGATACTGAAACGAACGTCTAGGGGTTCAGACTTGAAGTCCTCTTTGACAACTTTAATTTTTTGAATCATGACCTGTTCACCAGTATCTTCGTCAGATGAAATACGAATTCCATTCGTGTCGTCATAAAATACATCAGTTGTAGTTGTTTTTGTACTTTCCCAACCGTTGTATTTCTTGAGACCTTTCATTACACGATCAAAAGTCTCTTTTCCAACGTTTGTGTCAAATAGCGAGCCATTATGCTTCCCGAGACGAATCTCTACTTCGATGTGCTCTTCATTCTTGTGAGCCTCAAACACATCCCTGATTTTTTCGGTGATAGATTTGGTGTCCATTTTACTTAACATTTACTATACGCGCCTTTTACTTAAGCCTTTTTTATGCATAAAGTTTAATGAAAGGTTTTGACAATAATGGGAACACCTGTTATTTCAACACAGCCGTTCAATGCCTGTTGTACATTCCCGTACTGAGCAATCTATTTTTAAGGTGCCCATACGAAGGTGAATGTGAATTCACTCAGTGTTACTCCAACCTAGTTAAATCCTACTGGACCAAGGGGCAAGAAAGTGTCAACATCAGTACACTCTTAGAACATTTCCGAACCAAGTTCCCAAGATTCAAATCCCGAGAACAACATGACGTTCAGGAAGCTATTTTGTGTATCATAGATATTTTAGAGGTTTCTAAACCAAAAATTAAAGAATGGTTCTATGGGAAGAAGAAGCAAGAAATCATATGGCCCGGTGGGAAGTCATCGAATGAGGAAACGTTCAGTGTTCATTTGATCACATCCTATGGTAAAAATATGGAAACAATGTTGCTAAAAAGTACTGACTGGAATACGATAGAAAATTTCGAGGATAACGATGGGAAGGTACATCATGTGGCTACGAGTCGTTCAGTATTTTCAAAGTTACCACAAGTCCTAATGATTTCATTTGATAGTAAGAGTCATATTAAAATTATAGAAAATCTACTTATTCAAGACTATGAATATAATCTCATCTCAGCGGCTCTGCATGTTGGTCACCAAAACGATGGTCACTATGTGAGTTTTGTAAAACGACGAAATAAATGGAATTTAATAGATGACGAAACCATAAAAGAACACGAACTACCCGAAGAAGGTGGATTCTACTTTATGGTCTACAATCTAAAAACTCCTTCATCTTAATGTTTTCCTTGATGTTCACTATAGTTCTGTAAAATGTTCGGCGGTTGTTAGGGTGCGTTTTATCGTAACGCCTTTTTAGGGGCTTCCACCACATTGGCTCATCCCAACCCATATACATACATTCAACAATAGCTCCATCCTCAAACCAGGAATGGTCTTCAACCTTGTCGTGTGGAATTTCTGACTCAAATATGAGTTTGCCCCTTTCTTGTACATACAATCTCCACCTGGGTGGACCGGGTGTATAACCAGGTGTTTCTCGGGTGGGTTCCCATTTCATCATAAAGTCAACCGTGTTCTTAATTTGAGGTTTCCATTTAAACATTGTCTCATGGGTTCCAATCCTAATCGGATCATTTATCGGTGTAAAAACAAGTCCATCAACCTCTTGTTTCACATTTGGAAGATATTCATCCATAAAATCCTTAAAGTCTTTCATGTGATGAAACTCTTTCATCTGAAGGCGGTACTTATCCATCTTCATGTAAATGATTGGTTCAATTACACCAAACTTTGCATATCCAAGCCGATCCAATAGATTTACATTCCACACAGTCTTTCCACATACGAGAACAGCATCATATACCATGAGTGTATTCTCATACAACTCGCCATCCAAGATCGTTCCGTCATACACACTCTTTTTTAGATTGAGTGAGACTTCGAACATGTTGAATGCCCTATTCACGAATATACATTTCTTCTTCCCCTCAAACATCAAAGCAACCATCATATGCCTCTCTCCATCTGTCTTTTCACAAACAACATATTGACCACCCTTTACGATTGGGAAGTGCTTGTATTCAATAGATACCGGTTGAGGCCCAGGGAAATAATCCTTACTACCCCAAGTTTTATGAATAAATCCGACAACATATTTGTAAAGCGGGGATTCCGGCTTTATAGACATGTTTTATAGTGTTGTAAAAACTTTAAGATACTTTCACGCCAGCAGCGTTTAGGATATTACTTAAGCATTCATGTGTGTAAGTCATGGTTAACTTAGCTGCTGTAAATGCATAAACTCGCACTCCGTCACCAATAAACTTTTCAAAAAACTTGGGTGAAATCTTCCAACCAGATTTTTTAGAAACATTTTTAGTATTTAGAAACCAAGCTTTTGATTGAGTAGACGTGACGTGGTAGATATCTTTGGAAACTTTCTTTCCTATCTCAGTGTCAAAATCTAAACCCATTTGGGACGCAGGTTCACTCGATCCTTCTTGTACCTTCGTCTTAAACTGGTCCCAATTGATACCCTCTTTGACACCTGGGAAAACGAGGCATCCCACGTGTTCATGAGCTTCAAAGCACTGATCTAGAGATCCATCATCTACACCAATCCCAAAATCTATGAAGATAATACGATCACAAGTCTTCATATATTTCTGGATAGCCTCAGCCTTTTTGTAAGGATCGTCATCAACGTACGTAATCTCATTGTTGTAATTTTTTTGAAGACATCGCATATTTAACCTTAGGACGGAATGAAGTGTTTTAACATGACACGCCTTTGACCTCACGACTAGAATCGTGACGATCTTCATATAATTCGTATTGGAGTCTATCCCTTAAGCCTATCATTTAGACATCCCGAGAATGGTAAATTGCCTACATGTCCTAGGGTTGTATTGACATCGGCGTAAATTTTACCATCGGCTTGTTGCCAACGACGACAGAATGCGTAATCCTCCGACAAGTACCTACGATTCGTGGGATCAATCATACAATCAAACGCTGCGTGGTATTCATCAAAGTCTCTATTTTGATGGTCATTCTTACACCATAATTCTGGAAACTTCTCCTCTAAGGTTTTGAATACAGAACGTTTGATAACCATAAAACCAGTGGGTCCATCTAGAATCTCGATGAAACCATCCTTAATTGGGCGATTCTGGGCTCCAAAGTTAATTACCAGACTCGACGACAACATAGACATATTGCGATCATCTCCAGCCTTAACCGCCTCAGCAGCTTGGTCCCACATGACAACCTTCTTTGGGTAACACGCCACGGAGAGATCATGACCAGACTTTACTAGACGTACAACAGCCTCGGGGTCAAAGTGTATATCAGCATCTATAAACATAAAATATTCACAATCAGTCTTCTGCATGAAGCGACCAACTGAAACATTGCGCGCGCGGTGAACTAGTGATTCGTTTTCGGTAGTGTCAAGAAATAGCTGAATATTCTCTTTTATTAAAAGGATTTGAAGTTTGATTATACTAGACATATACTTCTCCAAGCATAATCCACCATAGCATGGTGTGGCTAGAAACAACTTCACCATATTCTAATACTAAGCTTTAGCCTCTAAGTGCTTTTTAATTATATTATCTATCTTGTTTAGGGTTGGTACAGATATGTTACATTTTTCACACAGTTCCGATTTTTTTACTTTGGAACCTAGAACCTTATAAATAATAGCCGAAGCTACACTATTAGGTGTTTTGCTCATAAGTTCCACACAGTCTTCCGTTGAATTACATAATTTGATACATTGTAACCGTTCATCCTTGGTCACCTCAAATGAATTCAAAAGTCGGTTCATCACATCAAACGACTTTGTTACGTAATTCTTTTCTGTAATACCCATAATCGTATCCTTGAATATTTGTGTTGTACGACTCACATCCTTCGATTGAATTCCAAACATATCTGAAATTTCCTTAGTTGTTCGTGGATGTTTAGCTAACCGACACGCGTATAAAACGCAGTTCGCCTTAATCCCTAACCGAACAGCACCCCTAGTCAATTTTTCCTCGTTGAACTTTCTGTACATCATCTTTGCATCTTTGAGAACCACATCGGGTAAAGTGTGACACGCTTCATCTATATCACGGTATGCGTGAAATAGTGAGCGATCTTTGTGATTCATAGACATGTGAAAGTTAATTTTAGCCATTCGTTTATTCTCATATGTTGAAGAATGTTGTGTAGAAATAATTGTCCCTTTCCCCCAATGTTGGGAGAAGAGTTCGGGGTTGGCGTTAGGATTCCCACACCTCGAGGGATCCTTAACTTTTCCATCTTCATTCATCCCACTTGTCCATTCCGCTGTGTCATCCACATATCTATCTTCAACGAGCCCACATTCTGAGCAGGTTGGTAAACCCTCCGGTGAAAAAATCTTAACACCAAAACATTCTCTACATAAATTTATATTTACCACTGGCTTTTCTTCGTTTTTTTGTTGTAATAGTTTGTCTATGTCAGACCATATAGTTGCCAGCATTGTTTTGTGTTGTCTGATTTTTTATAAAAAATTATAAAACGCATCACTCACTTAGGCGCCTAACACGCGATTCAATTAAATCAATTGTTTCTTTGAAACTTCTAGCTCCAGCTGAAGATGGTTGCCATTCATTCCAATCTTTATCAATAGAGGCATAATCTGGGGGTTGAATATTTAGACCCTGTACTTCTGAGTCAGGGACAATGAAATCTCCCATCTCAGAATCGGTATCACTCTCTAGATGCATTTCATGGATGTCACTATCACTATCTTCTACATCTATTTCTGAGTAAAAAGCGTACATGTCCCCTTCTTCACCCATACGCTTCATATCCAAATCTTCAAACTTTGTACCAGTGGGGTAGTGTTCCATTAAACTATCATATGGTGCTGGAGACAATTCACTTGTATCAACGCTATATATACATGCTGACTTATAGACAGATTCTGTGGGGTTGAGGTAATGAAGACCGAGTGTTCTTCCTGTATTCATTGCTACAACAGCGTACATTTCATCTTCGACACCGTCCTCGTTAACTAGAACTTTAACTATATCATCTTGAATTATATCAGAAGGCACAATCATGCTTAGAGTTTTCCGACAAAAAATAATCAGGGATAATATCACAGATGAAAGTTATTATTTATTCGAAGGAAGGATGTCAGTATTGCGACCACGCAGTAGATCTATGCGAGACCGAGGGTCTAGATTATGAGAAAGTCATGATCGACAAAGAAAAACTGAAAGAGATATGTGGTGGCCCAGTAACAACCTACCCTCAAATATTTATTGACGATCGTCGCGTCGGAACTTATTTTGAATTCCAAGACTATTTAGAAGAAGAATACGAACCTATTCTTGCCCCCACTCTGAATCGTTTTACAGTGTTTCCCCTGAAGTATCCTCACCTCTGGGAGCTTTACAAGAAGGCCCAAATGTCTAATTGGACTGCTGAGGAGGTTGATTTCTCAAAGGATATGGAAGATTGGAAAACCCTAAACGATAACGAGCAAAAATTTATCAAGTATATTCTAGCCTTTTTTGCTGGTTCCGATGGTATAGTTTTTGAAAACATAAACAATAATTTTGCTGACGAAGTTCAAATTTCAGAGGGTCGTTCATTTTATGCGTACCAGTCTCACAATGAGATGGTGCACGGTGAGACCTATTCCAAACTCATAGACAAATACATTAAAGATGGTGCCGAGAAGAAGCAACTTTTCGAAGCCATTCAAACAATTCCCTGTATTCAAAATAAGGCCAATTGGGCTCTCAAATGGTTCGATACCAAATCTCGTTCCTTCGCTGAGCGTCTTTTCGCCTTCGCCTGTGTAGAGGGTATCTTCTTTTCTGGAAGTTTTTGTGCCATTTATTGGCTAAAGAAAAGAGGACTTATGCCCGGTCTCTGTTTCAGTAACGAACTGATATCTAGAGATGAGGGTCTTCACCAAGAGTTTGCCGTCGAACTCTTCAAACTCTTGAGAAATAAACCATCGACTGAAGTCATTCATTCCATCGTGAAGGAAGCAGTGGAGATTGAGAAAAATTTCATTCTTGACGCACTTCCATGTAACCTCATAGGTATGAACTCAGATAAGATGGCTGAATATATAGAGTACGTGTCAGATCGCCTTCTTAAACAGATTGGCCAACCCCCAATTTGGGGATCTAAAAACCCCTTTGATTTTATGGAAAATATTAGCTTGGATGGAAAAACCAACTTCTTTGAAAAAAGGGTCGGAGATTACGGTAAGTTAGATGATGATTCTGAGAATATTACATTCGATGAAGAGTTTTAAAGATAATAGTAACAATTTGTATAAATGGATAGAACATTTGACATTTTACAATCAGTCGTTGGCGCACATGGACCACTGATTGTAGAATACAGAGATAAACTACACACGGAATCGTGTCATAAAATTGAACAGAAGCATATAGATCAGATGATTAAAAAAATCAAAGATTTTTCTTTTTATAGGATTAGTCAGACTTCAGATAGATCATTTGTTCTAATTGAATAATCCACCATCAACACCAATCTCAAAGGGTTCCAAAACCTTACCAGTTTCAACCTTAGTCGCGACTTCTGGCTCCTTGAAACCAGGTTCGGGTGAGGGTGCGTCAGTCATTGAGACGAGAACCTTCTCCTTCTTTTCCTTCTTCTCGACGGGCGAGGCATCAGTCTTGGAACAAGAAGGAGCATCCTTCTTTATATTCATCATACCCCAAACGATGAACATGAAAACGATGGAGTGCACTATGAGACCTAAAGTCGTAGAACATCCATTAGAGGAGGCAATCCAAGATCCAAGGATTCCTCTGACGAAGCGAAATGTCGCGGGGTTAGCGACAACGAAAAAGGTGAGAGCAGAGATGATCGAGATGATTAACTTGTCCTCCTGCTTCTTACCATTGCACCCACATCCACAGTCTTTAAATAAACCCATGATTGTTTTACTATAATTCAACAAAAAAAACTAACTTAAAGTTGAGCCACCTAGAAGATATATAACCAACCAACAATGTCGCTTTCTATCCAGCAATCCTCCGACTTCTCTCCTGCCTCCGTGCAGTTTTCGAAACTTCGCAAGAACAAGAATGGCGGCAAAGCCGTCTACCTCAACGCCGGCGACAACAAGAAGCTGTATGTTCAGCTCCCTTTCATGCGCTCTCCTTATGGCCTGAGCGCATACACTGATGAGGCTACTGGACGCACATCCTATTCTCTCGATCTTTCCTTTGACCCCGATAACGCTGAGGCTATGGCTCTCCACGCAAAGCTTACTGAACTTGACGATATCATCGTAAACACTGTTGCCAATAATGCCAAGGAGTGGCTTGGCAAGGATTTCAACGTTGCTGTTCTCAAGGAGGCACTCTACAAGCCTATTGTTCGCCCCGGTAAGGAGCAGTACCCTGCAACCATCAAGCTCAAGGTTCTCACCAAGTCTGATGGCTCTTTTGTTCCCGAGTGCTACAATATGAGCAAGCAGATGGTCACTCTCGATAGCATCGAGAAGGGACAGAAGGCAATGCCTATCATTGACCTCAACCAGATCTGGTTCATTGACAACAAGTTTGGAGTCACGATCCGACTTCAACAGGTTCTCTTTGAGCAGTCTGTCAAGCTACCTTCATTTGCCTTCCAGGGTCTAGACCTACCTGACGAGGTTGAGGATGAAGTTGAGGATGAGATTGAGGAAGTTGACGATCAGTAAAAATTATCAGTTCTAAAAAAATCAAAAATGTTTAAAAAAAGATTTTCTGAAAAAAAAAGTAAAATAAATTTGTCCTTCTTGGTAAGTTTAAAAAAACTTCTTACCAATAAGTAAGTATGTCTATTGAGAGTAATCTCAAGAAGTTACTCAAAGGTGAGAAGGCTTGTATCCCAGAACACTTCTTGAAGGTTCCCAGTTACAACTCACCTACCCTTCGTACTGGTAAGGGTAGACCTATAAGTGAAGGTGCATTTGGAAAGATGTACCGTGGAAGTATCAATGATAATGGTCGTCGATATGTCGCCTACAAAGAGATAGATACATCGGAAAGTACCGATGGTGCATTTGAGTTTGAATTCAAGGTTGCCGAAAATTTGAAGGAGTTTGCGGTTCCTGAGATGTACCTCTTTAAGAAGTGTCCCATCCAATATAAAACACCTAAAAAGGTGCGTAAAAACAATGGTACGTTGGTCCAACCAAAAGAACGTACCAAACCCAAGGATATTCTTTACATGGAACTTCTTGATGGTATGCCGTTTAATTCGTGGTGGCAAACCAAACCATCTCTTGATGCGATAAAGTCTGTAATTGTACAGGTTTTTGATAATCTCTACCGAATTAACCAAAAATTTCCAGACTTCCGTCACCGCGATTTACATGGAGGTAATGTGATGGTTTCACGGCGAGAGGGCGAGTACACTTGGAAAGTTGACCTCGGTCGTAAAGTAATTCGGAACGACCCTGGTGGATCTTTTAGGAGTCGTCTAGGTTCACCTGATATCAAAAAGTATAAGCGTACGAACGCTGGTGTAGAAGCGCATATCATTGATTTTGGTTTATCATACTGGTCCAGGCGTATGCCAAACCCAGAAACGGCTGATGGTGGATATGAGGGTGCGGGTATATACGGACATGGAATAGGTCCAGGTACGATTTACT